CTTCGTGCAGAAGTCACCGTAGCTCGTTGGGGAGCCCTTATAGATCTTGCTCTTGGACGATGAGAAGACGAGACGGATGTCGATCTCCGGGTACTGCTCACGGATCAGCAAGTGCTTCTTGCGGTCCTCGACTTCCCAGATACCTTTGGTCTCGACGATGATCCCGTTCTTCAACACGAAGTCCGGGGTGTACTTGGCCTCACGGGCCGGAACGACATACTTGATGTAGAACTGCTCGAAGTCGAAAGGGACTCCAAGCTTGTCCATATGAGCAGCGTTGCGATCCTCAAGGCCGGAACGGAAGGCCCCTACTCGGGCACCTTTGGGACCGGCATAAGCCACGATCAGAAGTCCGAAGCGTCGTCAGGAATCGACTCGCCTGCATGGCCTTGGTCTTCGTCCTGCTCGCCCTGCCAACCTTGTTCACGGTCGTCAGCGGCTTCGTAGCCAGCTTCTTCTTCACCAGCCCAGTCATCGGAGCCAGCAGCGAATTCACGCAGAGTGATCAGCATCACCGAGTCCAGTTGCAGCTTGACGCTTGCACCGACCACAGCACCGAAGGTGTACGGGAACATCGAGTAGCGAACCTTCAGCTCGGAACCGCCAGAGATGGCAGGTACGGCATTGATGCGCTTGCCCTTGGCATCCACGACCTTCAGCAGGATCTCTTTGGACTCCTTGGTCACCTTGTCTTGGTACGAGGCATAGCCAGCGAACTTGAAGGTCACGGTGCCATCGTCGTTCTCGAAGTAAGGCAGTTGGCCCTCATAAGGAACCAGCAGGGTCTTGCCGCGTTGCAGCTTGGACTTGGCAGCAGCTTCGCCACCGTTCTTCCAGTCCTCTTGGATCTGCGCCCAGTTGGCCTCGTGGCACTTGACGATACGGTCGATGTGCGGTTGGGCTTCTTTACGGCTCACGGTCAGGTTGACCTTGTAGACACCACGAGGATTGCCGAAGCCTTTCTCTGGGTTGCCGTAGTCGGGCTTCTGGATCGAGCAGTACGGTTCAGCGATACCTTTAGGGGTGAAGAAGAACTCTTTTTTCAGTGCAGCCATGGGAAAATCTCCTATGCAAATGGGAAGTCAATGTGTGTAGCCACAGTGAGGGTTTTTAATACGTGAGGGACTCGCGCTCGGCGAACAGACCAGTCTTGAAGGTCTCAATGACAGGGATCAGAGTCGCCTTGGTCATCGCGTGGACGACCTCCTTGAAGTTGGCCTTCAGGAAGTCTTTACGGAACCGCCACACACCATGTTTGAAGTGGTGCAGGTTGGTCTCGGTGTTGTCGTCAGTTCCACAAACAGCCAACGAGATGGCGCGCTCAATGAGCAGGCCCTCAACGAGGCTCTTTTGGTGGTTGTCCAGCAAGTGGATGTAGACGACCCCAGCGAAGCCAGAGTTCTTGGTCACGGTGAAGTTCTGGATGTGCAGGAAGCCATCCGGGTTCGAGCGCGTGTTGCCTTGGGCCAGGTTCATTGTGTGACCACCGGGCGAATGCGCTGTACGTTGTCTTCACCGTATTCGAGGTCAGCGGCCTCAAGGGCCTCCTCAATGGTGCGTGCCCAGACTGGGACTTCGACTGCCTCATCACGTAGGTTCACGGTGACCTTGAATGGCAGCATCTTTTGGGATTCTTTAGGCATGAGTAATGACTCCTTGTTCGCGTAGTTGGTCGATCATCTCCGAGGCGTGGCCCCACTTGTTCACCACATGGGCGTCCATCTGGTAGTCACGCAGTTCAATGTCGGTGGCGTGCAGCGGTACATCGTCCACAGCAGGGATCGCCCAGTCTCGTGAGAGACGGACAAGGTGTGCTTGGCGGATGGACAGGGCAGCGTATTCGTTGGCTTGGCGCATGTCGGTGACGACCACGAGGGAACCCTTGGGTGCCTTCTTGATCTCCTTGAGACCCTCCAGCAGCCACACGTCAGGGTTCGCCTTATAGTTGCGGCGGAAGCCTGTACCGTATTGCTGAAGGTGCCAGCGAGGCGTCCTTGGGATGGTCAAGTCGAGGAACCCCGAGTCCATCAGCCAGTCCCGGTACTCGGACTCTGGGATCTGGTCAATCGCCAGCTCCTCGAACTGAGCGTCCTTAAGGTCGGTGTGGCAGTGGCTCTCCATGACGATCCGCTCGCACTCGTCGAGGGCCAGCATGTGGGAGCATTTGCGCTTGAGGACATCCCCAAAGGCGACTCGATGAACCTTGTAGCCTTCCAACACGAGCAGGTCACACAAGGTGTCCTTGCCACTGCGACCACGCTCTGAGGTCAGGGCGATGATGTCAGTCATTAACGATCTCCTTGATCTTGGTCCAGAGACCCTTGAAGAAGGTCTTGGTGCGCGTCCAGAAGTCGGAACGAGGCGCTGGTGGTTGGGGAGCAACTGGGCGTGCCATGAAGTAGGCAGCGTTGCGTTGGCGGTCGATGTTGCTTTGGTGAATCCGATGAGCGTAGGAACGGTCTTTCATTCGGTACTCCTTGGTGGTGGATGGTGTGTAGCCACAGTGAGGGTTTTTAAATCAGGGTCTGGTGGCGCCCCAGTAGGCAGCTATAAACAGCAGCACTGAGACGGTCGCAAAGGTGGCTATCAGGCCAGCGAAGTCCATAGATTTCTCCTATCGTTGAAGGCATAAAAAAACCCCACCGACCGAAGTCGATGAGGCTCTTGAAGTTACTCTTTGATGAACGGGTCGCTGATCCCTCGGAAGGAATCGAAGCTTGGGTGGCGCATGGACCCATCTGGGTAGCGCTCCATGAAGGTCACCTTGCAGGTGTGGCCATGGAACGGGTTATAGCGAACCGAGTGGGCCGAGTCCTGAGCGTACTTCCAGTCAGCAGAGACCTTGCAGAACTTGGCGACTGCCGCTGTGAACTTCTCCATCAGTTCCTTGCTGATCTTGCAGGCGTTGACCACATGGCCGGACTCAAGGAGGACCTCGAAGCCGATCACCTTGCCCTCGTTGGCCTTGCCGGGTGTGCCCCAGACCAGACCGCAGACGGTGCCATCCTCGTTGTCATCGGGAACCATTTTCCACCAGCCCGTCACCTTGGAGCGACGATAGATGGCCAGAGGGTCCTTCAGCACCAGACCTTCTTCCTTGTTGGCACGGACCCGCTCGAAGTGAGCGTCCAGCTCATTCATGTTGAACACGTCGAACGACTCACAGACGTTCCAGTTGATCTCTGGGAAGCGCTCCTTGAGCTGGGCCACTTGGTACTGGGTGTGGTACTGCATGGCCGCGTTCGTCACATCGTATTCCTGGCCCGACATGATCACATCCAGCGGGATCACCGCAAAGACATGGATGTTCAGGCGGCTCACTGGAAGCGGGCCATCCTTGAAGCGTCTCAGGGTCCCCGAAGTGTCCTTGCAGGGCAGCTCGTCGATGATCAGCTCAGCGTCCAGCATGAAGCCAGTGTCAGGGAACAGCGCCTCATCGCCGCAAGGGTTGAAGAAGCGGTCCCACCGAACGTCACCTTCCAGTGGTTGACCGTGCTTCTCGAAGACTGGGAAGTCCTTGCCTTCACGGCTCAGCCAGCGGGCCGAGTTGGTGCCACGAGGACCCACCACGAGGTTGAGTCGAACTCCATCCTTCTTGGTGTCAGCGATGATGTAGGACTCAGCCAGAACCTTCTCAACGGCGCTCGCCGAGAAGTCAACTGGACGGTGTGGGTTGGTTGCGAGGATCACTTCTTGAACGGCCATCAGGTACTTCTCCTTAAACGGTGGTTTTGGCTTTACGAGGGGCGCGAGGTTTCTTCGCAGGGGTGGCCACAGCGGCCTCAAGGAGGCTCTCACGGAGACCTTCAGTCACAGCATCTTGAACCTCAAAGACCTTCGGCTCAGCGGCCTTTGCGAGGCGCTCGAAGTGTTGCTTGACGGTCTTCTCAGTGACGTTCTGAGCGGACAGGCGCAGGGCCTCCACGCGCTCCTCAAGGGTGCCGGACATGAAGCGGTTGTCCATCAGCATCTGGGCGTCATAAGCCTCTTGGCTGGTGGTTCGCTGGTCACCGATCTCGACAGTGGTCTGGATCAGGTAGGTGTACTTGGCGATCTTGGAGCTGGTGGACTTGATTACGACTTGCATTCGATTGGTCTCCTGAAGGGAATTAGTAGGCTTGGTTGCCAGTGCAGATAGGAACCCACTCTTGACGAGTGCCACGGACAGGCTTGTTCAGCTTGCCTTTCTTGGTGCGGATGGCGTCCATCTCGGAGTCATCACGCAGGGCTTTCTTGACGGTCTTAACGAAGTTGGTGGAAGCGTTCATTCGGGTAGATTCCTTATGCAAAAGCAAATTCAGATTTGAGGATTTCACGGATGTCCAGAGTTCCTTTCTCAGGAAGCTCAGGCATCTTGTCGAGTTGGGTTTCGTGCAACTGCTCCATGAACTGGTCACGGAAGTCAGCGAGTACATCGTTGTTCTCATACGTCTCAACCATCGTTTCCCGTACCGCTCGGAACATCGCACCGGCTTTCGCAGGGATGGTCCCGAAGGAGTCATGGATGAGGCAGAAGAAGTCGATCCCGTAGTTCTCGGCAGCGTGGACCACCGTCTTGCGGAGGTGGCTACCGTCTTGGGAGTGAACGAAGTTTGGCGAGATGCCCGACTCTTGTTTGCGGGCGTCGATCTTGTCGCTATCTCGCACAGTCACGGTGGACTGCAAGCGGATGTCCCCGAGGAACATCAGGTCGATACGGCGGGTCTCTGGGACCATGTATTCCTGCCACACCGGGAAGCCATCAGGCGTACACCAGTAGACAGGCATTGCAGGCTTGAGCAGGTCCTTCGTCTTCTTGCACTTGACCTCAGAGGACAGCAGCTTCGCAGCCTTCTGGAGCCAGTTCATTGCCTCTACAGCAGCGACCACAACGACACTCACTGAGTCCCAGATGAGGCCAGCCATGAAGCGGCTCGCTTGACCCGGATCGGTGAACATATGGCCTTCGTCGTTATCAATCGCTTTCTTCACGATGTCTTCACGAACCTGATCGGCGAACCCGTAGGCTTTCGATCCGTAGGCGAGGGTCATCACGGAGCGCTTGGTTACCTTTCGGGACATTCCGTAGGCAAGCCAAGCCATAGCGAGGGTTTTTGTTCCAAGGACCACTCGTTCCTTAATTTCTCCCGTCTTTTCATCGACGAGAGTCTCGGTGCTGTTATCAGTTCCGGTGGCAGCAAGTACGAGTAGGGCAGCTTCAACTTCGTCTGAGACCAGCTTGTAGATGTCTTGAACGGTTTCGCTGGGAAGCAGATTGACCGCCCGACCGCCTCGTTCATCGCGAAGCATTGCAGAGAAGTGTTGGATGCCAGAACACGATCCATCGAATGCAATCGGAATAGCTGATACATGGTTGGGTCCGTCACGCTTAACTCCTTCCCACTCGAAGCAGAATGCTAAGAAACAGAACGGCGAGTCCAGGCTCATCCATTCGATATTGGTTAGTGGATCTCGGGCAGTCGCAAGGATCATCCCTTCGTTGTCCAGAACCCACTGCTTGCGTTCCTCAAAGGTGACCTTATCGACCCCAGCAGTGTTGGCACCGTGAATCATCAGCCACTGAATCCCTTCCTCACCGACTGGCTCACCCTTAGCTGCCTGCAAGACACCTTTGGTCATGTCATTGGACTGAGGGTTGAACGCAGGGATCGCATAGACCCGGCCACGCCAGTCGAGGTTGTAAGGGAAGTAGATGGCCTCGAAGTCCTTGAACTTGTTGGCCTGCTCCAGCGAGAACTCGTAGGAGAGACGACGAGAGACCCTTGCGGCATCCTTGCGGTAGATCGCAGAGGCTGCCTTCTTCCACACCTTGAGAGCTTCCTCGTTGGTGTCGATGTCGAATGGCTTGGTCGGCAGTTCCTCACGTTCCGTTGTCGGGAACTCTTTGATCGGGACGTTCTTCCATTCCATCACCGCGTTGGCCACATCGAGGACTCGACGGTTGATCGACCATGCGGTGTTCTGAGCGAGGTTCACAGCCTTGTAGACCTCAGGCATGTGGACATCCTTGTAACGCTTCAAGGCCCGCTTAGAGGGGACCCGGATGAACGTCACAGGCTTGCGACCTTTGGCCCAGTAGCCACCACCTTGAGTCGAGACCCACGGCTTCGGCTGTACGACCATCGGCTGGTAGCGCGGGAAGATCCCCGAGAGGATGTAGGCCCGAGACTGAAGCTTCTCAGCCCATTCCTGCTTGAGGTAGACGTACTCGCCGTCCAGCTTCTTGTTGCCCTTGTGTTCCCGGACGACCTCAATCAACTGGGTCGATTCGATCAGCAGCTCCAACATGCGAATGCCCATGTGGTACTTCACATCGGCTTCCATGGCATCCCATTGCTGCCACTCGTGGGTCAGCTTGCCATCGTCGATCATTTGCTGCTCGATCCGCGCCATGTACTCCACCTTGTAGGTGTTGCCATTGCGTTGAGCGAGGGCCTTCTTGAGGTGGCGCTGGTAGTAGGCTTGCTCGGCTTGCCGAACTCGGCCATAACGAGCTTCCTCCTCCAGTGCCCCACCGATGCTCACAGCCATCTCAGTGATGGTCGGAGCGCCGTTACGTTGAGCGATGCGGTTGATCGTCCAGCGAATGGTCACCGAGGCAATAACGTCTGGGTTCATTTGCTGGAAGGCAGCGAGGGCTACGTGCTTGCGGCGAACCTTCGTGGTCTGGTGTTCGATCCACTCAGCGATAGCCGTTGAGAGGAGTGGTACGAGGGTTCCGAGGAGAGGCTTGGCGACTGAGTTCATGGAGAACTCGCCACGGTCCTGAGACTTCTCAAGGGCCTTGAGGAACTTCTCCTCGCCCAGTGTGTACGCCTCATGTTCCAAGTGCAGTTGCTCAGCGGCGAGTGCTTCACCGTAGATGGCTGCAAGGGAGTCGAAGGCGTGAGTTGCGGTGATGTCGCTGAAGTCGTGACGCGCAGATGCTTCAAACATTCTTAAAGATGCTCTATGAGATTGAGTTATCTAATAGTTTTGATCTATTAGAGGATCTCAGAGAGGTCTTTAAGATTTGATCTTTAAGTAGGAACCCCTCTGAGGTGTGTAGCCACAGTGAGGGGTTTTAAATTCCTACTTAGCGGAGTGCTTCGATCCTGCCGTGAACGTCGGAGAGCTTGTAGACAAACTCTTTGATCTCGACGGTATCTCGCCATGCCTTGATGGCCGTTCGGATGGTCTCGTAGACCCTCATGTTGTAGTCGTAGCCAATGCCACTCCCCACGAGGCCGAACCAGCGAGGTTTGCACGCTTGGGCCATCTCAAAGGCGTCATTACCGGCAAACGGTGGATATGGTCGCTTGGTCAAGTGCGACGTTTGAGTCACCACCAGCAGACCATCAGTCACACGAAAGGCCAGGGTCTCAACGAAGCGGCCACAAGGCCCCTCGCCAAGCTTGAACTCGACCTCCTTGACCTTGGCGAGTCCGTAGGTCTCAGGCTGGATGAACGAGGCGCGGAACTTGATGGATTGCATCAGAAGCCTCCCCGGTAGCAGCGAGTGAAGTCCCCGGTGTCGCTGTAGCGCAGGCCACGCCGTTGGCGCAGCATCCCCAAGCGAGCCTCAGACCATTCGGTATGCTCGACCATGGCCTCAGGGTTGGAGCGGTTGTTAGCGTGCAGCCGGATGGAGCGGTCAGCTCGGATCTTGGCGTCTGTCATGCCAGTGCGGGCCGGTTGGAAATTGCTATGGATCACTTCACTTCACTCCAATGAACAAGTAGGTGCCGCTCGCCAGAGGTGACGGGCAGTCCGTAATGCAGGGTCGTTTTGCCTTTGAAGAACATCGCCCAGCCCGGTAGGTTCTGAGGGACCTTCACGTCAGGGAAGAACGGGCCTTGTGCGACCATCGTTCCACCACCTTCGTGGTCATCGTTGAGCGCCACCACCAGCGTGACATCCGAGTCCCTGTCAGTGTGCCAATGGCCCCTGTCAGTCTCTGAGGGCTCGTACACGGCGCTTTGCACGCTGGTCAGTACGTCAGGCTCAAGATTGAACAGAACCTTCGCCAGTGGCACCGCAGCGTCTGCCCAGAAGCTATGGAAGACCTCGTAGAACACTGGGTGTTGGTCTTGCAGGGTCACCTCAGGGATCTGGGCCTCAGTGGGCTCCTCAAGGTTGGGCTCATGCTCAAACTTGCTGACCTCGTGGATGATGTCCTTGCAGTACTCAGGGTGCAGATAGGCCACGCTGTAGACGCCCGGTGCATGGCACACCACGCAATCGTCGAGGAACTTTTGCCACTCAGAGTCCTCAGAGAAGTCCTCAGGGTTGATCCCACCGTTGTCCTCAGCGTACTTAGCCATCTCCTTGATGGTCTCAAGGTGCGCCTTAAGGAGTGGGTGGTACTTGTCCCATGAGGCAATGCCCGTTGTGGCTTTCGTGAAGACCCGGCTCATGGCAGCAGCCCCATCGGAAGAACCTCACGAGCCACGGAGTAGAGCGCCCCGCCAGTGATACCGAACGCGGCCACTGTCAAGTACTCAACGATGGATTTAGTTACTGATTTAGAAGGTTTATTTGGCTTCCACCACTTGCTTTCCCGTTCCAGTTCTGCCTCACGGCGACGAACGGTTACCAGTGGATGCTCCTTTCTGGTGTATAGTTCGTTCACAAGCCCAGTGAATAGGCGTTCTGCCTCAACACTCCAGTTGAACAGGGCTTGCAGGATCAGGTGTCCGACCTCTTGCCCGTTGTTGGCGAGAAACTGGAAGGAGTAGCCGTTATTTCCTTCGAGGGATACCACGTTCACACGGAGCCAGCGCTGTCCATGCCTGTTTTCGACATAGTGAGCGTAACCATCATTCATCGCCCCCTGCATTGCAGCGATGAGACGGAAGGCAAAGCCGGCTGACACAAAGTTAGTACGGTTGAAGCGTTGCATAAATAAACCAGACCTTAGGATGTTGTAGAGCAGTACATGGTAAGACCAGAGCTATCGCCCGGCTTACGGTTGATGGAGCGGCAAGTGCGCCCAGCGGAGAGCCTGATACAGGCCCTCGACTTGTAGCACTTATGGAACGAAGAACAGCGCGATCATGACCACGAAGCAGCCTATCAGGAGCCCGCCCAGCATCCCTGTGACGATTGCGTCTTTCATTGGTCGTCGTCCTCATCCTCGTCCAGCTCCTCCTCAAACTCGATGTCGGAGTAGTCCTCGTTCTCCAGTTGGGCCTCAAGCTCAGCTTGCAGCTCGGACTCGTAGTCACCTTGAGCGCACCGGAAGGCCACCGGATCGACACTTGAGAGGACAGAGCCCACGTTGTAGGTCATACCGCAGATTACGACCGGCTCGTAGATCTCATCCAGCACGTCCTCATACTCGGACTCGGAGAGGTCAACTTCGCCATTGGTGACATCGTAGCCCTTGTACTTGGTCACGTTGTCGATGTTCCAGAATGATGCCTTGGAGAGTGCCATATCAGTTAGTCCCATGTGGATTGTAGTGAGCTTCAGAGCAGAGCTTGATCATGTCGCGGAGTTCACGCACTGAGGTAGTGCGGAAGATGATGCCTGTACGGTCCTCAACGACCCAGTAGGAGCCCTGCCAGTCGCCCCAGTGGCCTACGGTGTAGACCAGCTCGCGGTGGTACACCTTGACGAACTCAGCGGGCACCTTGAGGCTCAGCGTGAACTTCGAGAGTTCGACAGCCCGTGCTACGTCGTTGATCACAGGCATGGCCAGGATTGCGGCGGTCAAGTCATGGATACGCATGGTGCAGCCCTCAGATCAGGTTGATGGTGGTCCACGAGCCGTTCCAGCGCTCACCGTTGAGGAACCACTCATAGTTCTTCTGGTTCACGGTGACACTCGGCAGGCCGTTGAGGCGCTCTTTGGTGGTGTTACTGGTCCAGCCACCATCGCAGATCTCAAAGGACTTGAGAGGGCCTACATCACGCCGTGCTATTGCGTTACCGTGCAGCTTGAGTACCAGAACCGCGCCGAGTGGGCTAAGCTCTACAGTGGTGTTGCCACCGAATGTCCCAGTGCGACCCGATGTGAAGGCGTTAACAGCTTGTTGCGTGACTTGACGTGCCATGGTGTTGCTCCTTATGAGGACTTTTCGATGTTGAGACGGTCCAGAAGGTCCGCCTTAGTGCGATGCCAGTGGGCCTGTAAGACCCGTGAGTGTGTCAGTGTGTCATCCACCTCTTGGCGTAGCTTCTCCCACATCGGAGAGCTTGCAGAGCCCTCGTAGCGGCTGAAGGTGGACTTTGCGGCTTGATGGGCGTTCTCAGCCAACTTGATGCGGTGGTCGAGGTCATCCAGTGCCGCCTTGAGGTCGTCTAAACGCTTACTCATGGTGTGTTGCTCCTTGCCGTGCTAAGAACCAAAGTCGCAGACTCTCACATCCTCGTGCTAATGCTTGAATACACGAGAGTCTACTGCTTTATTTCCTTTCACTGCTACGCACCGGCCTTCAAGACTCTTCCCAGAGGAAGGCTGTTTCAGTGCGTAGTGTTTCAACCGTGTTTTTAAAGAGCGAGTGGGTGCCCGGTAGGCCGTGTCTATCAGCCAATTCGTTGCCCTTGTAGCGGTTCAGCTTGTGACTCAGTGTTGCCGTGTTGCCTTGTTGATGGAGCTATTTGACCATGTTGCGTTGTTGCTGTCAATCGTTTTGTTTGCCCTTGTGTTGCATCCCATCTGCCTTGGTGACCCTTAATGACTCTTGGCAGCCGTAGCATCGCAAGTCAGGCCCTACTAACATCTGGGCAACTCCGGTAGACCCTTGAGCCATTCCGTTGTTGATGTGGCCAATCTTATAGACCACCTTAGAGGCTGTCAACCACTAATTTACAATAATCATCATCCTTGTATTCCCTCTATATAGGCACGATGGGACATAGCCTATAGGGCGGCCTGTAACAGCGTATAGGCATCATTAGGGCCTACTCGATGGCATCATTAAGGCGTCATTAGGTAGCGCCCTCTCAGGGTCTCATGGTGTCCTTATAGGGTCCTCATTGATCCCCTTTAGGGATAACAGATAGGGACAGATGGACGCATAGGCTAACACTATGGCCCCTTGAGGTTCCCATTGAGATAATCAATTGGTCACCATCCTTGATAACCCATATGATGAACCCAACGAAGCCCATTAGGATCATCACCATGTAGCCATCATCACGAGTCACCTCACCGTATCCCTCAGACGATCATTGAGATGCCCATGGGGAGTAGAGGCCCTTTGGATGCCCTGAGAGAGGGGCCACGGGGGTAACCGCTGGTGTCTGTACTGAGAGGTGCCCTAAGAGATTTTTCTATCAGATTCTCATTAAGGCCCCTTGAGGATCATTATCAGCCAGTCATTAAGGTTCGTCCAGTACCACCTATCGGTTGCCTCAGAGAAGACCTAACGATAACCACGAGGGGACCATTAGGAGCTTCATTGAGTCTTGCTTGTACTGCTCAAGGAGGTAGAGTGAAACGATACCGAACTTGAGCGTGTTGGCAACGACTGGGCCTACTCGCCACAGCCTCCTACAGCTACGCACAGCAAGGTCGAGACCCAGCCCATGGCGTCAGTACCTGAGGTGAACCCTAAGGTCACCAGCAGGATGCCAACGAGCTTGTAGGTGGAACGTGAGAGAGCCAGTCGCTTCAGTACCAGCAGGACGGTTGCCTTGGTGGTCATAGCGGTGGTCTCCTTGAGAGATGATAGTTGAAGGTGATGGCTATTGCCATTACTCACCATCGGTGATGTGGTCCTTAGACTGGTCCTCATCCTGAGGAATCCTAAGGTTAGCTCTATGAGGGAATCATATAGGACCCCCCTAAGGTAGCCATAGTGAGGGTTTTTAAATTAGTGCTGATAATGACCAGACATCCCTGTCCAGTCACACTTTACCAGCCCATGTAGTTGCTCATCTGGCCATCATCCTCGTAGTAGATGTCCACCGAGTCACTGATCGAGACCTTGCGGATGTCCTCAAAGCCCATCAGTTGGTTCTCCATTTGAGCCTCAAGGAACTCCTGCATCATCTCCGACTCGCCAACCTTGCTGTCCTTCTCCATGGAGTCCACGAAGAATTGCACACCAATGGCCAGGGCATCCAAGCGGTCATCATGTGCCAGTGAGCCACGTTCACGAGTGATCCGGGTCAGTTGGTACAAGGCGCTGTACTTGGTATCAGTGGTCCCATCAGCGTTGAGGGCAGTGCGGTAGTCCTTGTCGATCAGAGCTTCCTGAATGACCAGCTTGTGGCTGCCCAGTACAGGCTCCAGAACGTCACAGATACGCATCTCCTTCTGACCCTTGGACTTAACCTCAGTGACAGCGCAGGGGAACGTAGCGGCGATCACAGGGGCGATCAGCTTCACATACATGCCGTCACCGAAGTTACCCTCGATCACGACCTCATTGACCTTGTAGATCTTGGCGATGTTGGCCAGAGCTTGAAGGGTTGTGTCCTCGTAGCCACCACGGAACCCACCGATGTCCATCACGAAGATGTAGCCGTTGAGTTGGTACAGCACTGCATAGCCAGTCTCATCCTTGCCACGCCCAGAGGGGTCGATCACGAGGATCTTTTGCTGGTACATAGCGGTGGACTGTCCGACTGATTCATAGCGGTGGAAGCGGTCACCTTTAAGGCCCACCAGAGGAACGCCCTTGACCTCGTTAGGGGTGTTTGGCATCCACGTCAGGGTGGTTGGACCCTTCATCAGGTCGAACGTCCCCACGATGAAGTCACGCAGCTTCAGAGGGTACTTCTCAGCGTCACTCAGGTTCGGGTTGAGCATGAACTGTAGAGCGAAGCCACCTTTGCCGTAGGACAACTCACGTTCCCGAAGGTCAGCGTCATCGAATCGGATAGGGTCAGTTGGTGCCCAGAACAGCCTTGGGTCACCTTCAAGTTCCTTCTGGAGCATAGGGGCCAGTCGAGGACCATACGACTCCCAGTCCTTCTGATCGAGCGGGTAGCGGGCAGGCCAGATGGTGGTCACGTAGCCACGACCTTCAAGTTCCCTGTAGAGGGTCATCTCGGTCTGAGGGGTGCCCAGATAGATGATCGTTCCACCGGGCTTCAGGATCGCGTCGAACTCCTTAACGAGTTCTCCGAGGTGATCACGAGCGGCCTGAGTGCCAGAGTTGTTTGGAACCTCCACGTCGTCCGCAATGAGGATGTCAGCACGGGAACCAGTCAACTGACCAGTGATACCCACCGACTTAACGGAGGGCGAGTGGTCGGGCTTAGCGGGTCCCACGTCGAACGCCAATGCGGAGTCCCGTTGCCCAGCCCGAGGTTTCAATTCGTGCAGGAAAGGGAGCAGCTCAATGATGCGCTTGATGAAGATGGAGTTGGCATCTGCCCGTTCCTTGGAAGCGGACACAATGAGGAACTTGAGGTCCGGGTTGCCCCACAGCTTCCACACCACGAAGGCGCAGGTGATGAAGGACTTGCCGATACCTCGGAATGCTTGAAGGATGAAGCGACGATCAGTGCCGTTGGCAATAGCCATCGACATATCAATCTGGCACTTGGTCGGTTTGGGAAGGTTGAGCGCACGCCATAAAACGAATAGGAACATGATGAAGCTTTTCTTCATCTTTGCGAGGTCATCGTCCTTGTGTTGTTGGGTCATTAGGTCCTCCTTGTAAAGTCTGTACTACTCCTTGCAGGTAGCGCACTTGGGCGTCTGCTCGTTGGGCTTCTCCGATAAGAAATTGACTAACGTCTTCTCGTAGTTCGGCGCGACCATTGCCGAGGGGTCTACCGTCACTCGTGACGCAACGGACGGTTGCATCAGAGAGGGCGACTGACAGCCGGATACCATTGCCACGAAGGTCATTAATAGTCCGATCAGCAGATGCCTTGCTCGTTGTGATATAGGCTTGCCAGTTCTTTGAGAGGTCAGCGAGGGTTCTTTGGGTTGTTTCACGTTCTACCTCCAGTTGTCGTGCAGCGGCGAGTTGTTCGGTTTGGTACTTCAATGTGAGGCTGTCCGTCGCATCCGAGTGGCCCTTGGTGTAAACCAAGCCCAGCCCGATACAAACGAAAAGACCCCACATGAAGAACTCTTTAAGGTTCAACATATGGGGCCTCCTTTAGTGGGTAGCGTTGGAGCCGTACAGCTCAGCATCGGTCATCGTTGGGACCTCATCGAGAGCAGAAGCCAGGTCACCGAGAAGCGAAGCGTTAGGCTTCAACTTGGCGATGGTGAACTTGTGTCTCTCAAGGAGCTTCTCGATGGCGTTGTACAGTTGCGGTGTGCGCTTCTCAGCATCACGGAGGTCGGCCAGCATGTACTGAGCCTTCTCGGTGTCGATAGCCTCCAGCAGTTGTTCCAGCAGGTTATCCATTGGGTTTGTCCTCCCTTGATTTGCGCTTCTCATCCATGACGGTCTTGAAGACCAGCAGGACGGTTTGCACGATGGTGTAGACGATCACGGTGGCGTAGAACCACTCGCTCAGAGTCAGGCCAGCGAAGTGGCTTGCGACATCCGCACCAGCCCCTACAGCGATAGGAGCGGCGCGAACCACTCCATTGGTGAAGTCGATCTCAAGACTCATGGTCGTGACCCACGCAATTGAGGTAGCAGAAGGTCAGGTCGTAGGTGTTCTTGTGGAATGCTTCGATGTCGCGGATTCGGTGAAACAACCACTTACCGCGTTCCAAGGTTTCCGCCGAAGCGAGGCCCAGTTGGACCTCAGGCAGGATCTTGTCGAGTTCGGCCTTGTAGGCAGACTTCTCGTTCATGCAGAGATTCCACGCTTCAATCATCGAGTGATCTGGGCCAGCATAAGGAGGGATCTCCCCGGCCAACCCACGGTCGATGATCTGGAACAACTCGTTGCCGTGAGCGACCTCATCGCCTCTCACAGCGGTGTACTCAAGGTACTTGTCGATGTCACTAAACTTCACGAGGCAGTAGGCCGCGTTCATATCAGGACAGCTCCATTGGACGTTCTTTACGTCAACGATTGCCCGGTTAGCAGGTTTAACAGTTTCCATTTGTCCTCCTTATGCGTAGCGGTGGTAGCAGGTCACGGAGTTCGTGCCAGAGCCGTTAGCGTCTGATAGTTTCCCCATGCGAACGTAGTTGCCCGCAAAGGTGTAGCCAGCGAAGTAGGCGCCCTCAGCGGAACTCCCGGTAAGGTTGCTACCGGCAATGTCTTGGTTCCATTCGGTGCCAGCGTTGTTGTGAGCGAGACCCATAACGGTTGCGCCCATCGAGTTGATACGGAAGGCACCGCACGCGGCACCAATACGGCCAGTGTCACCAGCCCACGCCCAGCCACGGTCATTCGCTACGTTGTAGATGTAGTTGGTGATCCAGCCACCGTAGACGGAACTGTTAATGTTCCCGTCAGCAGCCATTGCGAAGTAGGTTCCAGCAGGGTTGCCCCAGCACAATTGGCCAGAGCTGTTCATCATCAGTCGCTGTACCTGCATAGCGCCCCAGTGGAACGGGATACCCGGTGCGTTGTAGATGTGACCCGGCGATGGACCACCAGCGCCCACCAGTCCGTTCTCACGGATCTCAATACCGCCGAGGTACACTTGGTTGCCAGCGGAGTAGGAGTTGTATTGACCGCCGTAGACTGCCGAGTAACCACCGTTGGTGGTCGTCGCACCATGAGTGGTCAGCTTGAGGTTCGGATCAAAGTCAGCGCGGGACCAAGTTTTGGAGCCGTTGTTGTAGCAGCCACCGGGTGCGTTGACCGTAGTGGTGACCTCAAGGGAACCCGAGAGGACCGCCTGAGTACCGTCACGTCTCATCTTGAGAAGTTGGCCACCTACACCACCAGTACCGCCCCAGTGAAGGACAGCATTCTGGGTGCCGTTGACCTCTGAGAGGACCCCAAGGGACAGCGACTCGTCGATCCCAGCGACCTTCAAGTTGGACTTGATGATCGGCACGTATTCGCTCGCCGAGTTCAACACTTGGTTCTTCACGAAGAAGGGAGCCTCAGTGGTGTGTTGCTGCGCATACGATTTGCCATCGGAGTAGGCAGACGCCTCGAACTTCAGACCGAAGACCTTGCCGATGGCCTTGAAGATTCCCTTGAGGGTGACCGACCAGAGACCTTCACCAGTTACAGTCGAGTCCACGTTCTCAGCGAGTCCGTTCATACCGCCCAAAGCGTCAGCTTCAGCAGCAGCACGATCCGCTTCAGTGGTCGCCCGGTTGGCCTCAGTGGCAGCGAGGGACACTTGGGATTGCGCATCGACCACCTTCTGGGCAGCTTCTACAGCCGAAGCGGCAGAGGCAGTTGCAGAGGCAGCGGACTTACGGGAATAGTGCCAGCTCGAATAGAGGCCGGGAGTTACCGCGACATCCTCAGTCTTCGAGGCCCACTCTTGCGAGCGGACGTTGGAAGCTTCGGAGTTGGTCGCAGAGGTCCCAGCAGTATTCTTGTGGGTGATCGTTGTGGCCAGAGCAGTCTCAGCGCCAGTCCTTGCGACCACAGCAGCAGCACGGGCAGTATCACTCGCCACATTGGAAGCCTGAGAGGCCACAGCGGACGACTGAGAGGCAGCCGCAGAGGCAGCCGAGAGGGTCGCTTGGTTCAAGGCAGAGCCCGCCCATTGCTGGTTCAGGCGCAGGTTCACAGCGTCACCGGGATCAATGGCATCAGCCAAGTTCACGATTCGCTTAGCACGAGCATCGAGTTGCCCTTCGTTGTTCACGCCGATGGTGTCAGCGGTCAAGTCACGGGCTTCCTCAGCGATGTGCAGGGATTGCACTTGCGAGGTGTTGAGGTCGAAAGCACGGAGGATCGAACCATCCGCGAAGTCCACCAGACGCTCAGAGGCCGAGGTGTTGCGACGGATCTCAATGAGGTCGAAGTTCTGACCCGGACCCCACGCCAGAGTGGTCGTGATGGTGGTCGGAGTCGAGAAGCGGAAGTCGGTGTTTAGTACGAGGTCTTGCCGGGTAGCACCGATCAAGGTGACTGCCACGAACTTACGAGCGAGATACTCAAAGGGGATCGTAAAATCCTTGAGAGTCCCGTTCAGGTCATAAGTCCTGATCGTCTTTGGGATGGCCATGAGGTCTCCTTTTGGTTGACAAAGAAAAGGCCCCGTGAGGAGCCTGTTAGGTAGCCATAGTGAGGGGTTTTAGCGGGCCGGTTGACCACGCTTGCCGTATTCCATACCGGCTTCCTGCATGATGGCGTTGAGAGCCCTTTGCGACACTGGGTCGTTCGGGATGAGGCCACGGAGGCCGTTGTACAGCGAGGACTTGTATTGCTGATCCATGGAGCGACCTTCTTCACGGAAGACACCGGCAGTGCCAGAGCCAACCTGATAGATCGACCCGAGGACACCGACACCGGGAATCTGCTCAAGCACCTTCGAGATAGGGTCTTGGATACCAGAGGTGCGCAGTGGCGAGTACTTCACGGCCTTGTTGCGCTCGGTGTACTGAGGGCCACGAGGAAGCACGGAGGTACGCACAGCAGCCGCAGCGTCGAACCCGAGAGGGGCCAGGGCGAAGTTGGCGATACCCAGAGGTGAACCAACATGGGAGCTACGGGATGCAGCAGCGTAGGCAATCATGTTCGGATCGAGGGCACGAGCGAGGAAGTCTCGACGTTCCTCTTTAGGCATCCCTTGAGCTTGGACGTAGCGTTGCGCAATGTAGAACGCAGAGGCCAGTCCCAGCGAGATGCCAACTTGGTACGCTTGGTCAATCGCTTGGCCATTCTTGGTTGAGTCATAGATGCCCCGGATGAGGCGACCATTGACTGACCGGAAGACGAAGTTCTTGAACTGCATGGCCAGCTTCACGTATGCGTTCTGGGCGATGGAGTCTTGGTTGCTCAGCTTGTGAGGACGGAGGACCGTCTCATCAGCCACCTTGTCACCGAGACGCCAGATGTCCATCACTCGTGGGTCCGCTTGGAACTTCGAGCGGTCACGGATCTTGAAGCCACCTTTAGGGTCCTTCACGAGATGCTCTTTGAGGGCATTCGTCATGTCACCGAACTGGGTGTCAGTGATCGACATCGCGTGCAGCTTGTCCTTGTGGAACAGCTTCGAGGGCTTCCCAGAGAGCGCATGGTTAACGAGGTCCATGAGGGCACCTTGGCGACCAGCGTCCATGATGTAGTTCGAGGTTTCCGTGAGGAGCTTGGTGAACGGCGAGCGTGCAGCAGCTTCCCCAGTGAGGAACTTGAAGGTGCCTACGGACTGAGCCACAGCAGCGCCATTGCCTTGCGCACGGAGGCGCTCAACGATGTCATTGCGGCGAGGTCTGATCAGGTCATCCAGCTCACGACCGAAGATCATCCCGTGCATCTCATCCAGTTGGTGTGGCTTGATCTTGGAGCCCCATGTGGTCATCTCACGAAGGAAAGGAACTCCCTTCATCAGCATCCGGGTGTGGCCCTTAGCGATCAACCCAGCGACCTCAGTGAGGTTCTGGACGCCCATGTAGGCGTTCTTTGTGGCGAACGAGATGTCCGTCAGGCCACGAGTGAACGTAGCAAGGGCAGAGTCAGGGTCTCGGCGAGAGCGACCCGTGAGGAGCTTGATGGACTCTTGGAGAGCCTCCACTTCCATACGGTTCTTCGCGGTGGCCTTGACCTTGAGGATCTCATCCTTGAGCGCCTTGGTGTCCTTCCCAGTGGCAGCCATGATACCGATGTCACCATTCACACGACGGTTGTAGCTCGACGTGATCTGAGGGATGTCAAAGGTGCGCAGGTCGTTCACAGAGAAGGTGGTGCCATCGCTCAAGTGGACAGCTACGTCCGAGTCGAACAGGTGACGGCCTTCGAGGAAGTTGTTGGCATCCTGCCCCACCAGACCTTCGAGGTTATCGTCGATCAGAGAGGAGCGGTGGAACTCACTGGTGTGGCTGATACCGTATGCCTTGTCATGGGCGTACTTGATCACCGCCTGCTTGAGGTCCTCAGGTGTCGCCACCTTGCCATTCTTCTCCAGCGACTCCTTGATCATCTTGTCGATGCGAGTACGCACCACAGCGCGCCCAAGGTAGGACGCCATCCAGCTCTCAGTGATTGCCTTCTGGAGACCCTCAGGGCCACCGAAGCGTTGGAGTTGGAGCAGCTTCGCGCCATCGTCATAGATGTTCGGGATGTACCGACCAGAGTGACGGGTCTGAGGCATGATGCTTACAGCGTCGATGTTGCCGAACTGAGCTGGGTTCTCCAGCACGTCTTCTTTACGGACGTAGTGCGCCTCAACGATCTTGGCGTACTTCTTCTCGGCCTCAGTCAGCTTGGCCAGCTTGGCACCGGATTGGTCCTCAATGGCTTCAGCGATGCGACGGTCCACGGTCTCACGGTGCGCTTGACGGCCACCGGGCAAGGACTTCACAGCGATGTCGCGCATGGCTTCTTGTTGGGCCTCAACGATGTCATTGAGAGCCACGTTGTCCTGCCCACGTTCACGCTCGATCACGTCAGAAGCGACGACACCAAACTTACCATTGGAGCCGGACTCACCACCTACCGGGGAGCGGAACAGTTGCCCACCGATGGCACGGATACCTTCGTCGTCGGAGCGGTTCAGCGTCAGGCCGATCTCAGTGAGACCACCAAACTTGAAGCCAGCAGCCGAACGCTCAGGTTCCAGCTCAGCGATAGCCTTCTGCATCTTGGGATTGAGTGGGTTGGCAGCACCTACAATGGAGCCGTCACGCAGACGCACCGCACCGGGTTCCGATGGGTGATCCACATACTCCACTCCAAAGCCTTCCTTAGGCTCCTCATCGGTTCTCCAAGGCATCACGGTAGGGTCATCAGCACCTTGCTGGCGAGCCTGCTCACGCGCTTGCAGACGGATCGAGGGACCCATGAACTCGTTGGGCTCAGAGGCTTCTTGGTGGCGTGCAAGGATGCCTTCAACGGTTTCGTCGGAGACTTCCATGCGGCCTTCTTGACGGTGCGATCTCTCACCGTGCATCCCAAGGATTTTCTCAAGGTACTCATCGTCCATCTCATCGTCAGCCTGCTTGGCCTGAGGCAGCATGTCGTCCTCAAGTTCCACTCGCTGGTTTGGAAGAGCGGAGTCACCGTGCATCGCAAGGACCTTCTCAAGGTCAGCATCGGCCATGTCTTGACGACCCGGCTTAGGGATGGACTTAGCGATCCACTTGTCGAGGACAGCAGCCATGGTCCCACCGATTGCAGCACCACCTACAGCAGCGCCGAGGTAGTGACCCTCGATACCAGTGGTGGCCTCCTTGATGCCCTCACCGGCCACAGCGAACCCACCAGAGGCGAGCGCTTGGGTGCCGATACGAGCGCCCTTGGAGAGCAAGGCAGTGCCGGGGATTGGAACGTAGGTCAGTGGGTCCACAGCAGCAGAAACGCCACCAGCGGCCAACTGGCCAGCCCAGCCAGCACTACGCATGTCCTGATCGGCCTTCATGTTCTCCTTGGCCAGAGCGATTGCCTCAGGCAGCTTCGACTTGTCATAGCGGGTGTAGTCGCCAATGAAGCCGAAGAACTGAGGGTCCACACCTTCAGCACGAATCTTGTCGTAAGTGTCACGGCTCCACTCCTGGCTATCGGTGTGATCATTCATCCACTCGCTCGGGTCATGGTCTTCTACGGTGATGTTCCGATAGATCTGACCCGGCAGGGATGTGGATAAGGCAGCCTTCATGGCCTCGGAGGAGTTGTACCAAGCTTCCTTCTCAGGGTTCTGGCGCAGCTCCATCTCACGGAATCCTTCCTTGACGGAGGTGTCCACTTGGGTGCCCCCGATTGCCATCGAAGCACGATCACCGACAGCGCCTCGTTCTACAGTTGATTCCGCTGTGATCCCCTTGTGGCTCTCAAAGAACTCAGCGGTTTGCTTTGGGGCGTTAGGACCCTCGAACCATTTACGACTCGGAGAATCCCCAGCGACCTCCAGAAGGTTGGCCATGTACTGGCGACCCTCAGGGGCGATCTTGGAGAAGTCACCGGAATCCAGAGCGGCCAGTTGAGGAGCGCCCAGTCGGCCATTCCCTTGGTTGTACGCAAGGGCAGCCTTTAGGTAGTCCCCTTTGTAGGTCCTCAGGAGGTCAGCAGTGTGCTTGGTTGCAGCAGCGATGGACTTGGCAGGGTCGAAGAAGTCTTCGTCTGTAACGAGCCCGTAGGCCCGCCCAGTTGCCTTGGTGAACTGACCCAGACCACGAGGTCCCGTTGGGGACTTCGCGTTGGGATTGAAGCTGGACTCGTTGAAGATTTTCTTGTGCATGTAGTCGTAGCTAACCCCGTTGGCATCAGCCGCTTCACGGATCAATCCGTCATACGGTGTGCCTTGGGATTTAACGTCAGCGTAAGTCTTGGACATTGGTTCCTCCTAAATGATTAAAGAGGGCCTTTGCCCCCTTGGATGAAGTCTTTGTAGAGCCCTTGGTTGATCTGGGCTTTGTTCACCGTATCCGTCATGGACTTCTCCATGGCAGCTTGGCGTTCGGCCTTGTAGATCAGTTGCAGGGATTGCTGGGTCAGCTTGATGCGCTGGCCAGTCAGACTTGTGATGGTGATGTCACCGGCCTTGGTCTTCTCGATCTTGACCGGGGCTTCTGCCCAGTACGGGCTTGCAGCCTTGATGCCCTTGACGGTTTCATCGACGATCCGCTTTCCGGCTTCCCACGAGTTCGCATCGTTAGGGTCGGCCATCAGGTCCTTCTTGTTGAGCATCCCCCGGTAACCCGGTTGGGCCTCATCGTCATCGTCTTGGAAGGACACGGTGTTCTTCTCCAGCCACACCGAGAGGCGCTTCGAGGCATCCGAGGCGTCACCAGTACCAGCCAAGAAGCCGTCATAAAGGGAGCGCGCCATGGTCTCCATGTCGTTCGGGATTGCCGACAACTGAGGGTTCGCAGCGTCACGCTTCAAGGCATCCCATTGGATGTCCCGATTCTTACGTTCTTCAGGGGACAGAGTGGCGTTCTTACGGTCGGCCTCAATGAGGACCGAAGGGTCAATACCCGAGGACGACATCTGGTTCATCTTTTCAATGAAGCCAGCCTTGTCTGGGTACAGCGCAGCGATCATTCCCGGTTGCTGGGCGTAGACCCGTTGCAACTGAGTGATAGCCTTGAACTCACCTTGTTCGCCCGAGGAGACCGCGCCAGTCCACTCGTTGGTGGCATCGTCAATCAGGGTCTTGAAGGCTGCCCTGAAAGGACCACCATCGAAGTCCGCAGAGATGAGCTTGCCACGTAGAGCGTCCTTCTGGTCCTCAGGGATGCCCATGGCGCTGATCTGATTGAGCTTCATGTTGGCGAAGGTTGCCCAGTCGCTCTCCTTGAACTCACCAGTGTTGGCGTCTACAGGCATCCCCTTCTTGCTCAGGTCGAGGTACTCACCGTTCATACGCTTGGTGTAGGACTCGTCGAGGCGGAACAAACGGTTGTCCGTCTGCATGGCCTCTTGGGTGCCCTTGAGGGTTCTCGCCGAGTCGGCCTTGAGGCGCGTCTGCAAGTTAATGCGAGCGTTGATCAGGGCCTGCTTTTGAGGGGTCATGTCAGGGGTGTCTTGCAGCCACTGGTTCGCAGCGTCGATCTTGTCCAGCATGTTGGATGCCATGACGGGATCTGTCTGGTTCTCAGCGGTAGCGAGGTCCACTTGGAACTTCTCGAAGCGTGGGCGGTTGCGCTGGTAGGCAGCACCGGAAGCCTTGACGATGAGGTTGTCATACTTGTCTTGGCCCACGATGTCCTTGACCTTCTGCTTGACGCCCAGAACGGTGACCTCTTGTTCCCCGAAGGAGGACAGGAAGGCCGGACCATGTTCCTTGTTGACAGCATCAGAGACGGTCAGGTTGAGCGCTTCGACCAGAGAGCTATCCGTAGGGAAGCCCATCTTGGATGACTTGTCCTCGAAGTAGCTGGCCATCTGAGCGCCTGAGTCCAGCGAGCGCATGAAGGCTGGATCATCGAGAAGCCCACCGATGTCGCCACGGGTGTTAATGACCGACTGAGCGATGAACCGTTTGGATCGGCGCTGCTCGTGAAGGTCAAAGATCCCCGCGTTCCGTTGCACGATGTCAGCGTTAAAGCCACGCTGGTACTCAGGGTCGGATGGATCAATCCCAGCCTCCTTGGCGTAGGACTCAGCGACCATGTTCAATCGGGTTTGGCGGTACTCCTCAAGGTCCTTGCGGTCCTTTTGGTCGAACTCACCAGACGCGATCTTGGTCTGCATCTCGTTCTCGATCTCGAAGGCAGCAGAGCGGCCAGTGTCGTGACGGAGAATGTTCATCACATCCGGGTCATCCTGAGCGAGCAGGGTCCCATTGGCGATGGCAGCAGCCCGTTGATCACGGGTCATGGTGCGGATGATCTTGTCGGACTTCGCTTGGGCGTCCTTAGCGTTGTTCTCAGCGTAGGTCCCATAGGCATTCGTACCGGCCTTGACGAAGCTCGCCATGGCATCAGAGAACCCATTGGACCCTACGTCAGCTCGTTGAGCCGAGGCTTGGAAGTTGACGGTCGCAGTGGAACCCTTGAGGCGCTCCTTGCCGCCCATCTGGGCCTGATCAAGCGCCCGTGCAATATCGTTAGCCATTCTTTTGACCTCCTTGCGCTGTGCCAGTGGACTCGCCAGTGGACTTGGTGGATGAACCTTTCATTGCGGAACCTTGGGCGTACCCATTGGCCCCCGCAGAGACGATCCCCAGAGCGTGACTCAGGCCGCTGGTCTTGATCACTTGAGCTTGGCCACGAAGGGCAGACTTGGTGTTCTCGACGTTGGCGATCTGGTTCGCAAAGATGGACTGATAGTCCCGCTTGTAGTTGTCGGTGATCGACATCCGTTGTTGGGAAGCTTCGTTGTCCACCGAGTTGGCGACACGCTTCATTGAGTTACCGGACATACCCGACTCACCGATGGCGGTACGGATGGTGCCCTTGTTCTTCAGGGCCTGCATGTTGACCTCAGCGAGTTGCGCACGGGCCTCCTCTTGGCGGTCCATGGCAGTCAGTTGCAGGTTGGCGTTGGCCATGTTGGTCTGCTTGACTTGCTCACGCGCAGTGCGCCGTGTTGAGTCCTCAGCGTTGCCTTCACCTTTGGCCTTGTCCTTGGCAGCCATTACCCCACCGACGACTGCCACAGCAGCCATAGCGATGCTTACTGGTTCACACATGGTGGACCTCCTATAGCCAGAATTGACGGAACCTACATCCAGCCGGACTCATCACATGCTCACGGGCGAAGGTCGCACCGAGGGAGTTGAGGAGACGGATGTGGGAGTGATTGTCCACCGACACGAAGTTGGTCAATGGATGGTTGAATGCGACACGAT